CTGCTCGCTCGGCCTCCTTTTGGCGGGCCTGCTCTGCTTTGTAGAGGTCCAGGCGAAAACTTGCGGGGGCCACCTCGGGTTTAAGGTCGTACAGGAGGGCCTGGCCCCACTCGGCCTGCTGTTCCTTGCTCAGCTTGCGCAGCCGAAGAAACTCAAATGGGTCGGAGGTCGCACCCAGGGCTTTGAGGTCGGCCACTTCCTTCTTGAGAGCGTCAACCTCAGTCTTGTACTTGCCGGCGTCCACCTGGGCCTGCGCCGAGGCGGTGCGCTGTTCGCGGTCACGCCGAATGGCCTCGGCAATGCTGGGCTTGGTCGCCACCGGCTGAACCGGGGTCTCAGCAGCTGGAGAGACAACAATCGGCTGAACTGGGGGAGTCACTGCCCCAATCGTTTGGTTGCCCGTCGAAACTGGTTCCTCGACCTGTGTATTGGCCGTGAGCCACGCCAGCGCTTTCGCCTGACCTTCAACTGCCGCTTCCTTGATGTCCATGGTGCCTCACATTGGAGCTGATGGGCCGGGCATGTTCTGAGCTGCTTGTGTGCTCATGCCGGGTTGGGGCGCTTGCGCTTGCTGCATCGCCGCCTGCTGCTGCATCGCTTCTTGCATTGCCGCATCCTGGGCGGCCTTCAGGGCCACATCCAGGGTGTCCAGGTACTCGTCCAGGCCGCGCACAATATCGGGCGGCGCGTTTTTCGTAATGGCCAAAAGTCGACCCTGCTTGATAATGCGCATCAACGTGACTAGCTCGGCCTTTTCGTCCACCTCTACGTGCTCTCCGTGCCAGAGCTTGCGGAGTACCCACTTGGCATACGAAGTGGGAGCATTGTCCAGTGCATCTGATGCGCGTAAATCGGGATGGGCGACCAGGGCTCGTCCTTCGTCCTTGTCAATCCATCCGGTCTGAGCCAGTTCCAGGGCGGACTGCATGCGAGCTGACGGGCTGAGGGAGTCGAGGGACGAGGCGTCGGGCCGAATGAGATAAGCATTGTCCTCCAGGTCGGGCCATTCCATGGTGTACATCAGCTTGCGGTCCGCCCACCTTACTTTGGGCTTGGCCCCAGATTCCGCTGCCCTCTTGTAAAACGCCGCGGTTTTCATGGCCGTCTCGACCGCGATGGCGTGCTCCCAGCGCTGCGACACCGGATAGAAGCGCTGACCTTGCCGCCACACTGCTTCTCGCTGGGCCGGAGCACTCTCAATGCCGGGCGGTGGCTCGCCGGCCGTCATCGCCTGGCTCATGCCCTCGTCCTCGTAGCCGTCGTGTTCCAGCTTGTCCAACCAATGCCAGATTTCTCCGGTAATGAGTTGCTGCGTCTGGAACTGCGGTGGCCGCCTGGCCATGATGATTTTGCCGAGCTCATTGCTCATCTGCAGCGTTGGCGGCCCGCCCACCGGGTCAAGCCAGGCGGTAGGCGTTGCAAAGCGGTCCAGCACCGTCTGAATCCAGCGGTGCATGTACGTGATGCGCTCCTGGCGCCCGAATTGGCGATACGCGATGCCGTCCCCGTAAAAGCCAGTGATGGGCAGCGCCCACCAAAGAAAGGTGTACGGTTGAAAATCAAACGGCCACGCCTTGGCTCGAAGTAGAACGCCGTCCGCGGCCAACACCTGGCAGTTGTTCTTCGGATGTTCCGGGTCAACGTGTGTTGCTTCGATGAGAATGGAGCGGCCCTTAGTTACGTGAATGCCGGGCCAGTCCGCCCACTGGGTGTTTCCGGTTGCCAGTAGCCGCCCGCGCAACGCCGCATCTTCCTTCGTGTCCCCACCGGCGTACTTACGAATGACAGCGTCGGTGCGAACCAGCATGCGATGATACACGTTGGGCGGATTGAAACAGTCGACGCGATTCTCCTCCTCGTCGACCACCACGTCATCGATTAGCAGGCGCTCGTACATCAGGCGGTAATTTTCTCCGGTTCCGCGGGGCACGTATTTCCAGCCGCCGGTACCAAAGACAGTGGAGTCGTGAAAACTCCGAGGCGCAATTTCGTAAAGACGACCATTTGTGTACGCCCCCACCATGAACTGGTCGAGGTCGTCGGCTTGCATTTGCACGAGCCAGTCGGCCCCGTCAGTCACGAACGTGGGCTTCGGCCTGGACCGCACAATCATTGCGTGCCCAACGTCGCACACCGAGCGCACCAAGTTCTTGGTGGCGGCGAAGGGCATGCGAAGATTCGAGGTTGGCACGGAGCCGTCAACCAAACCACTTGGCAGGTACCCGGCGTAAATGCGGGCGTGGCGCTTGTTGCCGTCGTGAATGCTCATCTGTCGACGTTCGATGTCGCGCACCGTGTCAAACATCGCACGAGCGACATTACTGTCATCGTATTCGTAGTCCCACCACGGCTTAGTCGCATCGTAGAGTGCGCCGAGATAGTTGCTCATTGCGGCAAGTCCCCTTCGTCTCGCAACATTGCGGGGTCATCCAAGTGCTGCGGGGATTTCCAACCACCCGGCGTTGGCTCAGTTCCCTGGGGCATCTCCGGCATCTTTGGCACAAATACAACGCGAATCTCGCAGCCATCGTCAAGCTTGAGAGCGGCCGAGCCGACTTGATTGCGCACGAGCACCTGAAGGTACTCCTCCAAATCATTTGGCGTCATGCCAATACTCCCTGTCAAGGTTGATACCAAGGGCGTCATCCAGCGCTCTAACACTGTGCTGCACTCGCGTGGTCAAGTCCTGCTCATGCTGTTGTCGTGCCCTGGTCTTGCGTTCCTCCAGAGCGTTTCGCGCCTGGTCTTTGTACCATTGCTCACTGAACAATGGCGTGACCTGAACCGGCTTGGTTGGACGACGATGACGACACCAACGATGACCATACAGACCGGCATCGGCAACGTCATTCGGAATGGTCTCGTCCTCAACCTTTTTGTTGTGCTCCAGTTTCTTGAGATTCCACCGAGCTCGGTCCAGCTCATCGGAGAGTGTGGAGTTGCGTCGCAGGTGAATACGACCGCTGTCGAAGTCATTGTTCATGATTTCAATGGCGTCGTTCTTCTCGTGCTTCTCGGCCGGCTCCAGGTACACCTGGTAAGCGTCGGCCAGCTCGTCCAGTACCATCGTGGCCAAGCCCGCCGGGTCTGACGTACCGACTTCAAACGGGCCGTACTCGTCGTCAAGCTCTTTGTACCACTGTGAAAGTGCTTTGATGGGAAGCCGTTCACCCTCCACCGCTTTACGAATGCCGGAGTAAAGCTCCCACAAGTCGTCGGTGTGCACGTTCCAGGCCCACACCACCATGCCCGTTCCGTCGCGCGTACCGGGGTCAACGCCCAAAACGGTTTTGAATTCGCCCGGAATGTTTGGAAGTCCCCAACGCACATGACGCAAAGGACTAGTCGGGTCGGGGTGCGGGTCGTAGTCGTGCAATGACGGACGATAGCGGTATACCCGTTTGTCATCCGCCGGGACCCAGTCACCGAAGTATTCGCGCGCGGCCTGCGGTGTCTTACGCGTCCAGCCATTTTGGCGCATCACCTCTTGCGCCTTGTCCCACATCGTGTAATGACCACCCTTGCCGTCTGGGTAGCGCGTAATGTTGTCGGGCAAGGTCCAGCGATGAAACGTCCACTTCGCGGGGTACAACGGCACACCGCCGTACAGGTAATTGCTCTGGCGATTGGGCTTGCCGTCGGAACCATTGAACACGACCGGCTCGTCAACCGTCGAGAGGTAGAACGTGCCGCGGAGGGAGTCGCCCGGTGTTCCGATGAGGATGAGCTCCCCATCCTTGGCCATGAGGGCCGGCTCGATGACCTCGTAGATGAGCTCGTCGAACAGAAGAATGGGAAAGGACTTGGATTCGTCCACCACCACACCGTTGAGCCGACGACCGCGAATCTTCTCCAGCTCGGAGATGTTGTCGGCGCCCATGAAGGTGAGCTTGCTTCCGTTGGGAAACGTCACTTCAAGGTCCTGGTTATGAAACTCCAGGCCCAGCTCAAATTTCTGGTTGAGTTGCTTCAGCGGTTCCCAATAGATGGCTTTCGCGGACTTGCGGGTCACGCCGATGACCACCCACTCGGCCAAGGCCGTCTCAAAGCACCTGATGCTAACTATGAGCATCACTCCGGTACTTTTGCCGGTCTGGCGCGGGGACCGTACGGCCTTCCGCTTGCTCGTATCGTCCTCCAGGCGGGCCTGTACTGGCATCAGAAGGCCCCGAAGGAGCTCACCCTTCTCGTACCACTGGTCGGTTTCTCGTCGCGCCTCGGCCTCGCTGGCAACGGCTGCGAACAGTGCGTCCAGCAGAGCTGGGGTGTGCTTCTTGCGGGGCATCGTTCCACCTGTAGAACAGTGAGTTACTTCATGAAAACGACTTGACGCGGTGCGCCCTTGTCGTTATCTTGGAACAAGAGGGTCACCTGTTGGGAGTACCCACTCGGTCATACTTGCGACGCCTGGACCTGTGCAAGTGCTTGAGGGGACCGTACATGATTCCCCTAGTTCCCTCGCACCAGCGGCCCGGTGGCATCCGACACGAGGGGCACTCGACACTCAGCTCGGGAGGCGCCACGTGGCCTGACAATGACTCTCGGGGATGAAAATCTCGTACCCCCGCTCCAGGTGGATGTACATGCCCTCGGTGGTCTTGTACTCCACCGACACCGTGCCGATGCCGCCCAGGCGCTCCTGACCGCTCCCGTAGAGGAACTTCCCGCCGTGGAAGAACATCCGGGTGATCTCGTGGTTGCCCGAGTCAGTGGTCACGAACAGTGCCACCGGCTTGACGAGCACCGCGAGCTCCTGTACTTGCGTGCCATTAACGGTGCACGAGGGCGGGGGCGGTCCCTTTAGGTAGCACGTCGGGTCGGAGCACGGGGAATCAATTCCCACGGTGCCCTGGCATTGGCAGGAGAGGTCGGCATTTTCAGTCCACTTCTCCTCGCGAAGCACGTACCCCGGGTAGGTGTCAGTCGTGGGGTCCAGCGGCCCCGTAGCCACTGCACGGCCTACGACCACCGCCTTTCGAGAAACCCTGTCGTCCTTCACTTCCGTAGCTCCGATGGGCGATAGTGCAGCTTGAGGCGGGAAGTTGACGCCCTGGTTCGCCACCGGCTTAGCGGCTGCTTGGCTTGACTGAACCCGAGCTCCCACAGGAGTACTCCCGCCAGGCCGTTGCCCCTGAGACCCTTGCGCACGTGCACCCATTCGAGCACTTCCTTGCTGGCCACTGCGTAGCCGAGGATTTCGTGTTCACCGCGGGAATTTACCGGCGCGTCCGAGGCGCCCAGCACCAAAACCTGGTTGGCATCGCTGAACAGCGCGGCTTCCACGTAAGCCCGGTACGCCGGCCACCACTGCGCGTCGGGCAAACCATTTGGTAGCTCGCGCAGCCCGCTGAGCCAGGTCCGCCGAATGAAATTGAGGTCGGACGGAAGTGCCGCCCTGACCACCACACCGGGCTCAGGCATCGGGCTCCTCCACGCTGAGCTCATTGTCCCCACAAGCCTTGTCCACGAATACCCGGGCCTGGCCTACCGGAGTCACCATGTCAAAGTACATGGGCTCGGTGCGACCACCCAGGACGCGAGGTCGGAGGCGTCGACACATTTCATAGAAGGCCGCATTATTGACCCCCACAACAATGTCCTCACCCAACGTCTCGCGGTGCCGGAAGGAG